TTTTTCTAGATTATTTTTCTCAAAAGTAAAGCGTTATACAATTATGTCAACCAGCTTGAAAGGTGGTGTTAACAATGGGAAGGGCAAAACAGAACGGGTATACGGATTGGGAAACGCCTGATCAGCTGGACCAGTTGAGAAAATGGGCTAGTCAAGGCTTGACGAAAGCTGAAATCGCTCACAATATGGGCGTCTCTCGTGATGCTTTCTGTGATTGGCGAAAGAAATCAAACCTCATAGTCGACGCACTTAAAAAGGGCGAAGAGGACGCCATTGACAAAGTAGAGAATGCTCTTTTCTCGGCTGCTTGTTCCGGCAACATCACCGCACAAATATTTTTCTTGAAAAATCGTCGGCCTGATGCCTGGAAAGACAAGCGCGATACAGAGATAAGCGGCGGCAGCGGCAAGCTATCGTTTGAATGGGGGTCCAAAGCTGACAAGCCGGAGGGCGTCGACAAATGAGCATTGTTATACCGTATACGCCGCGGCCCATCTGGTCGTCAGTGATTCACCCGGCGTTGGATTCTCACCGTTTCGCCGTCCTGGTCTGTCATCGGCGTTTTGGAAAGACTGTGGGCACGGTCAATCAGATGCTCAAGCAGGCGCTACTCTGCAAACGGGAGGCGCCGCGTTACGCCTACGTCGCCCCGTTTCGCAACCAAGCGAAGATGATCGCCTGGGAGTATCTGAAATATTATAGTAGCGTTGTTCCCAAGCGGAAGGTCAACGAATCGGAATTATATATCGAGTTGCCGTCTGTTCATGCCAACCGTAGCGGCGCAAGAATATACATCATAGGCGCTGACCATCCCGACGCATTGCGCGGCGGCTATTGGGACGGGGCTATTCTGGACGAGTACGCACAGATTAAGAAAGAGCTATGGGACGAAGTCCTGCGTCCTGCGTTGTCCGACCGTGAAGGCTGGGCTGTGTTCATCGGTACGCCGAAAGGACAAAATCAATTCTACGAAATGTATCAGCGGGCCTTGACGGATAGCTCATGGTTTTCTTGCTTGTATCGTGTTGACGAAACGGGCATTATTCCGCCGGACGAATTGCAGGATATGCAGCGGGATATGACGCCAATGGCAATCCGACAGGAATTATACTGCGATTTCAGCGCGTCGGCGTCTGATGTGGTGATACCTATCGACCTGGTCTCCGAGGCAGTCAAGCGGGAATTGACAGAGGCCGACGTTGCCGGGGCGCCAATTATAATAGGAATGGACATTGCACGTTTCGGTGATGATTCCACCGTGCTGACGGTTCGCAAGGGGCTGCACTGCTACAAGCCGGCCGTATATCGCGGGCTTGACACCATGCAGGCGACTGACGTTTTGATAAATGCAGTCAACACGTACAAGCCGGACGCCGTGTTTGTTGACGTTGGCGCTATGGGGGCGGCTGTCATTGACCGGGCGCGGCAGCTCCATTATAACGTGACGGAGGTCAATTTCGCCGGGAGCCCGCAGAATACGGAGAAATACGCAAACCTACGGGCGGAAATGTATTTCAAGGTCCGCGCATGGTTGGAGGGCGGCGGGGCGCTGCCAAACGAACCGACGCTCAAGAGTGAGCTTTCCGTTGTAGAATATTCGTTCGCCCGTAACGGGAAAATCCTTTTGGAGCCGAAGGCTAAGATAAAGGAAAAGATCGGCAAGTCCCCTGACTTGGCTGACTCTCTCGCGTTGACCTTTGCAATGCCTATACACGTCCCGTCTAAATGGGATTCGTACCACGACGAGGACGAGGAAAGGTACAATCCGTTAGCTGATTATATGAAGGAGGAATAAACAATGATTCATTTTGATTTGCAGCTTTTTGGCGGTGGTGGCGGGACGCGAACGGTGGAAGTGGAAAAGCCGGTCTATCAGTCGTCTGCTCCGTCGTCCTCGGCGGTCCAGACTGAGAGCGCAACCGACAGCGAGCGACAGGAAACGAGAAAACGGCTGGCACAAGCACGCGGGCGTCGAAGCACGAACACGGGCGCGGGGATGGGAAACGCTTTGTCCTCTGGTAATCTTTCCAGCGCGGCCGCGTCGATTGCCAAACGTCTGCTTGGTGAGTAACCATGGACGGGCTATTGCAGGCCGTCTTAGCTGATGCGGATTTACTCAAAAAGAAACGGCGTATCGTGGCGCAAATGTACGAGGAGAGGCAGCAGCAGGAACACACATGGCGGCAGCTTTCCCGGTACATTAATCCTGCACGGGGCCGTTTTTACGAGGACAACCGCACAAGCGAGGGCAGACGGCGAGATTATTTCCTATTGGACCCGTACCCTATGGAAGCGCATGGTAAATGTGCGGCGGGTTTACATAGCGGCCTGACTTCCCCCTCTAGGCCGTGGTTTGAATTGGGGCTGGCTGACCAAGAGCTGGCCTCATATCATACTGTCAAACTATGGTTAGACGACTGCAAAGAAATCCTGATGGATATTTACGCAAAGTCTAACGTATACAATACACTGCTGCAGATCGAGGCGGAGCTTTCGCAATTCGGGACGGCGGGGGCGCTGATGCTGGAGGACCTCGGCACGGCGATATGGTGCAGGCCGTATACTTGCGGAGAATACGCCGGAGACGTAGACGCACGGGGACGGATGGCAAAGCTGGCGCGAAAGATGCGTCTCAAAGCGTGGCAAATGGTCGATGAGTTTGGCCTTGACGTTGTTTCCGAGGCGGTCAAGACGGCCTATAACCAAAATGACGAAAAGTCAGACTTTGAGATTCAAATGCTTATCGAGCGTAACCCAAACTATGACCCGGACGCTTTCGGCGTCGGTAATTTCCCCTGGCGGTCGTACTACTTCGAGAGCACGGCGCAGGAAAAATTCCTGAAGATATCCGGGTTCAATGAATGCCCGTTCCTTATGCCGCGTTGGACGACAATCGCCAACGGGATATACGGGACAGGCCCCGGTCATAACGCGCTCGGAAACTGTATGCAGCTTCAAAAGCTGGAAACAGTCAATATGCAGCTATTGGAAAATCGGGCGAATCCTCCGATGATCGTTCCTGCTTCCGTCGGGAAGGTCAATCGCTTGCCGGGTAAAATGACGCTGGTCCCGGACCCGACAATCGGGGCGGGAATCCGGCCGTTGTTTGAGGCGACGGGCAGCCGCGAGGAAGTCTTACAAACGATACAGTTTAAGCAGTCACAAATAGGGGCTGCCTTTTTTAATGACTTGTTTGTGATGCTGGCAAACAATGACACGCCGGAAATGACGGCGCGGGAGGTGGCGGAACGTCACGAGGAAAAGCTGCTTATGCTTTCGCCCGTATTGGAGCAGATGCACAACGAGGTACTTGCCCCGCTGACCAAGAGGGCGTTTGAGATTTGCCTTCGCAATGGGCTTTTCCCGCCTATGCCTATGGAACTACAAGGGCAGGAAGGGACAATCAAGGCCGAGTTTATTTCCCTTTTGGCGCAGGCGCAGAAAGCTGTCGCGGCTCCGGCAATGGAAAAGACGCTTGCACTGGCCGGAAACCTGGCAGGCATTTCGCCGGATATCATGGACAACCTCGACCTCGACGCAACGATCAGAAAGCACGCGCAATATACCGGCACGCCGGAAAGCGTCCTTCGGGACGAGGACGACGTGGCAAAGATGCGGCAGGAGAGAGCGGCGGCACAGCAACAGCAGCAGCAGCTTGAAAATGCAGAGGCTATGGCTCCGGCTTTGAAGGATGGCGTCGAAGCTGCGCGGCTTATGTCCGAAATCAACCCGGATGAACGGTCGATTGGCTCCATCATGGGGGGCGTGTAAATGGACGCGGATAATCTGGCTTGGCAAATGTCCACCGAGAAGGGGCGGCAATTTGTCGCTGAATTGCTTGACCTTTGCGGGGCAGGCGCGTTGGGCGGCACAGGGAATTACGCGACGGACTTCTACTCTTTGGGGCGGCGCTCCGTGGGAGAAGATATCCTTCGCATGATTCGCGGCGTGGAGGCGGTCGGGACTGACGGCCTCGCGCTGGAATATAAGATGCTCCGAGAGCATAAGAAAAGACAGGAACAGGAGGAAGAATAATGGCAGAAGAAGGCACTACGGCGGCAGTGGAAACGACACAGGCGGCGGAACCGATAGCGGAGGCAGCGGCTCCCGCGGCGGAAACTCCGTTCAATTTCCCATCCGCGCCGGAAGGTGCAGCACAGGCGCAGGAAAATGTCGCTTCAAAAGCGACAAACGAGGAAGCCCCGGCAATCCCTGAAAAGTATGAGTTTCATTTGCCGGAAGGTCTGACTATGACGCCGGAGATCGAGGGGCAATTTTCCGAGATTGCCAAAGGAATCGGCTTGACGCAGGAGCAGGCAGACAAACTTGTTCAGCTCCACTCCAACATTATGATGGACACCATGCGTCAGGCGGAACAGCAGAAAAACAAATGGGTAGAGGCCTGCCACAAGGAAGGGCTTTCCTCGCCTGACAAACTGACGGCCGCGAAATTGGCGGTCGATACATTCGACGACACGGGGCGGCTGATGCCGATGCTGATTGAAAGCGGTATCGCATACGCTCCTGAGTTTCAGAGGTTCCTGCAGACTATCGGCGGATACCTCAAAGAAGATACGGCTCCTGACAGCAAGCCCGCGCCGCAGGCCAAGAGCGCCGCAGATTTGTTGTTTCAGAATAGCAAATACTAAATAAGTCAGAGAAAGGACA